GCTATTAAAGCCTTCCTCATTAATTCATTATCTAGATAGAATAGTAGAGCGGTCCATTAACTGTTCACCTCCTCTACTATTATAGCAAACTTAATTAGAGTATTATCTATACACTCTAACATAAGTTCTGATTCTAGTTCCGGATCGTCTTGGTAACCTTCGTCCGGAATAAGGCGATACGTTATTTGATTATCCTCATCTATGGATGAATCAAGTACGGTGAATGGTCGTATCATGCCATTCACCGTGTTTATGAGTAGTTGGGCTGATTTATTAGCCCTAATACCGTTTGGTGGTCTATCGAATATGAAGTTCCACCGTTGACTACATGTGATCATATTATATCATCCTCCTTCGTGGTTATAATATATAACCAGAGGACAATACTATTTCAATGCTTGTAATTTACGGATATTATCTAACTCAGCTTCACTATATGCATCACGTCCTACATAGATAAGACTGTTTAGATTTACATAAGTATCTTTGAAGTGGTTAACTGCAGAGTTAAACTTGCCATCATTACGAGATATCATCATAGCATTTCGAGGATTTAGAACTTTAGAAGCTCTACGTTCGAATTCTTTATTGATGATATACATGATATTCATACAATCACCATCAAAGTCTGCACCCAACATCTTAAGGATTTGTAATGGTACAGACATTGTAAAGTCATCTTCATTAACGTCAACGCAATACATTTGTAACAATGACCCATGGTTAATAGATGGGTTACGATTGATGATAAATGCAATACCACGTTCTTTAGAGTTGATGATATTCTTGATGATATTTAAGATGAATGGATCTTTAACGATCTGAGATTTGAACCAACGCTTATACGCTTCAGTATAAGTTAGACTTAGAGACTTAACTAAGAAGTTGATAATAGTTTGCTCTAATAGAATAACTAAAGCTACATAAGGTAGTCTAATCTCATCAATACGTAAAGTTTCATCTGGTTTGATTACATCACGTGCAGTAAAGTTATATCGTCCAGCCATTACTGAACGGATAGCACCTTTCTTACCACGCATGTCATTAAGAATAACCTTATAGACTTCTTCCATACTCATTTGGATATCATATAAGATATCATTCTTAGTTTTTACTCGACGATATACTTCCATAGATTCATCATTAACAAAGCATACATTACGAGCAATATTATTATACCACTTATTATTCTTAGTGAATGTAAATTGATCGCCAACTACATTAACCATACGTAAAAATAATGTATATACAGGAATACTATGAGTTAAGATCTTCTCACGATTCTTCATTAAGTGGTTATATAAGTCAACCTTTTTAGGATTACTCTTAGTCTTATTATGATAGAATGCTAAGATCTCATCAAGACGTTCAGCAAATTCCATCATACCAATACCTACAAAAGGTTGGTCTTCTTTAACTGGTTTATTATCTTCAACAAAACCATCCTCATTAGCTTCTTTATCATATTTGATAATAGCATTAAGCTTCTTAGAACCAATAAAGCTTTTGAGAACTTCAAATAGATTTGGATGGATCACATAGTATTTATCACTCAATACAATCCAACCAAAGATACCAAAATCATCATCTACATATTTAACTTTCTCATGACATGTAGGACATTCTTCGCCGTTATATAATGCCCCTCTGAGATGACCACATTTACATCTATAACGATCTTTAAATGCATCTTGGTCTAAGATAGATGCACCATACTTACTAGAGAAGATAGATGCATCTGATTTGATATCCTTTTTAATAGCCTGGGAATCTCTAATAAAGAAGTCCCGACCATACACAATACCACGTTCACGTTCTTTATCAAGATCCAATATTTCTAACCGAGTTTGGAATTCATACTCAGTGTCAATTGGTTGTGTAGTTCTTATATTCAGTTCCATATCATTTATCTCCAGAGTTTCTTAATAGTAGTAGCAAATGTTTTGCTATACGGTACACCTAAACGTTTTGCAAGATCACTAGGAGTTTCGCCGATCTCCTTAGCCATCTTAGTTAAAGTATCTTCACGAGTAGATTTTGGTACTGTATCTAATTTAAGTACATTACCAATCATTTCAACACACTCATCAACTGTAAGAGTACGACCTACTACAATATCTTTGAGTGATTTGTTTTCAAACATAAATTCACAGAAGTAGATATACCAATTAGTTTTCTTATTCAGCATATTAGGACTAGTGGTAGTTTTACTTCTAGCATTAAATATAATATCCACAATACTCTTAACTGGAAGTTTAAGAGATTCATGGATATCAGCTAATAGAACTCCATCTTCATAGAGTTTCAAGACTTGTTCATTAATAGTTGCCATTAATTATTTCCTCCTTTCATATATTCATCTATATAATATTTAGTCATAAGAGATTTTAATTCATCTTCAGTACAACCAAGTTTAGATAGGATAGTATCATGATCATTACGATGCTCAATGATAACTTTGATTTTATTTAAGTCTTCAAGGAAGTCTGGATCAACAGCAGATAATGCATTGATCACTGCTTGGATATTAGGACGACCTTTAGCTCGAGTAATATATGTATTATCTCCACACATTGTAGGATAGATACATTTACGGTTCTCTTCTAATGTAAGATCCTCTACAGATTTACCAATAAGAAGAGATGCAAAGATATTATGGTTAATATAGAATTGAACTTTTCTAGGAAGTTTCAATCGTAGATTGATTTCTCTTAAAGTTAAACGACCTTCATTGATAAGACGCATGATCTTAGTGAAAGGAATTTGATCAGCTTTAAGAATATTGTAATCGCTATATAGACGTTTAGCATACCTAGGAGATACATTCAATTTAGTATAAACATCTGTAGGGTTATTAGTTTCAGTTAAGATAGCTAATGCCTTATTAAGTAAATCAACTTCTTCTGGATTCTTTAAGAAGTTGCAAGCATGTTTAGAGATAACGGTATAAGGTACTTCACGATTACTAATCTTACGATTCTCGATAGTAGAACGTCTGATTTTAAACTTTTCACAAGCAGAACGTAAAGCCTTGTGATTATACCCATATTCATTTGCAATATCTTTTAACTTACGACGTTTATTAACGTATTCATCAGTAAGCCATTCAATAAATCTACTATTAGATTTATCTACAGTTTCATTCAATTCCAATGCAACAAATTGATTACGGAAGTATAGTTCTAAAGTACTATAAGATGTAATCTCTGGGTACTTACTCATGATGCGGAAGATATTGAGACCATCATTGAATAACTTAATCCAATTCTTGCTGCTAGTATACTTACCTTCAATTACTTCACGTTTATGAAGAATTGAATATAAGCGTTGATAAGTTTTTTGATCGATATCTAATACGACCAACACTTGTCGTCTTTGAATATCATTTTCACGTAATAGTTTAAAGTTTTTTAAAAGGTTTTTAGAATAAATAATCATTTAATACTCACCCCTTGGAAAAATAATGCCTATACCCGATAGATAGGGTATAGGCTATTAATACTAATAATTTGTTATTATGGTATTATTTATCAAACCCAAACGCCTTGTCTGGATCCATTTTGGTCATAACAACTTGAGAATCATGGAATGCTTTCATGGCAACTAATTTAAGTTTAGCTGCTATTTGAGGCATAGCTGCACCGACATTAGTTATACCTAACTTATGGAATAGATTACCGGCGCATGCGTTACAGATAATTCCATCTTTAGATTCACATAAAGAAGCAAATCTAATTTGTACTGTCTTACCAATATACTTAGATTGGTTGTCAGTATTAATCTCTACTAACTTATTACCTTCTTTGATATTACAGTACATATACTCTTTGATATTTTTATCATCTAGAGTTACAGTAATAGTACGTTTAGTACCACAGTCAGATCCTTTCTTACCGATCTTAACATGTTGGAATGCTGGAAGCATCAGTTTCTCCCAATAACCGCCAACTTCTGTTTTATTAGAACGAGAATAAGGACCTTCTGCTAGTGAGTTAGCAAAGTCAGCATACTCTTCTTTAGCAATACCTTCAATGTAGTTAGACATGATGATATTATAACCCTTAGTTGGATCAGGGTTTTTCGTAATACCCTTCATGATAAACATGTTTTTGAAGTCATTGTTGAAGCTACCACGAGCTCCAGAGTTATATGTATCGATAGCGATATCATCTTTAAGAGTTTCTTTAGCTAATTTAAGTAGCTCATCTTGAATAGCAATTACCGCATCAGGATCATTCTTATCTAATCTATCACGATATTTCTTAACTAAGTCAGCTTTAGCTTTATTAATAACTTTAGCAATAGTTAAGAGCTTCATAGAATAACCATTAGCTAATACTGATACATATGGCATGAACTTCTGAGCTTTCATAATGAAGTTTTTCAATGCGTCTAGTGGTACTTTCTCTTCAAGTACAGCATAACCGATCTTATCGGTAATCTTACCAATCATCTTTTTATTGATTGGCTCATTTATATATCCATATAAATCAAATAGTTCTCTTTCAATGAATACTTTATTAAATATCCAAATACCTACAGTAGTTACAAAGGCTTCTTTATTCTTTTTACCTTCTTTACCATAGACTCCTTTTGGTACAGTGAAAGTATCATATGTATTAAATCTTACCTTACCATTGAATTCACCAAATATTTCCATAATAAAGGATAACTTGGTTCCTTGCTCTTCGGTAATACCTAAAAGAAATTCAATATCTTTCGGATTGGTAATCTGTTTAGCAACACGTTTTGCCATTACTAGTACCTCCTTTATTTAATAGAATGTGGCTGGTATATAAGCATATTTTCGCCTATCCAGAACATTAGGATAATTCAAATAATACTTTACAAGGAGGTTCATAATGGGAACTTTTAATGAAGAAAATAAAATTACCATAGCCGAGCTTGCACCGAGTCTTGTTGACTTATTAAATGCTAAAGCTCTGGCAGTAGACTTAACATCTCACGTTAATGACGGAGATCGCCATATCTCTGCAGCTGAACGTACTAAATGGAATAAAGCATTAGATGATGCTAAATCCTATACAGATTCTGAATTGGCTAAAGCTCTTGGTCCAATCAAAGATATGATCAGTGGTACTGATACATCTCTTTCCACTTTATTGAACTCTAAGTTAGATAAATCCACTTTCGAAACTTTCCGTACTGGATTAGCAGCTGTAGCTACAAGTGGCTCTTATAATGACTTAAGAGATCAACCATCTGCATTATCTTATTCTGATACATCTAACAAAGCTTTACGTGCTGAACGTGCTGGTTATGCTGATGAAGCAGGTCATGCTAAAACAGCCGATGAAGCTACACATGCAGTAAATGCAGATAGTGCTATTCGTGTAAATGGTATTCGTTTGACTATTGCAAATGATTATCCAGCTAACCCTCAAAACAATAAAGAGTTCTTCTACCATACAATTCAACGTATGCTATATGTATATACAAATGATGGCTGGCAAATGACTGGAACTGCTCTAAGATAGTTTTTTAGGGGCTTAAATACATATTAGTATATGTATTTTAAAGTTAGAATTTTAAGAGGAAAACGTAATGAAACAATTTGAAGAAATATATGGAGATCTAAACTCAGTTACAATGATTATTACTAATCGTTGTAACCTTGCTTGTGATTACTGTTTTGAACGATCCAAAGGTGATAAAGACATGGATGTCGACACAGCTATTGAGATCGTTGATCGTACTTATAATAAGAATTTAAATATGCCTAACCAAAGATTTACTTATAATCTATTTGGTGGCGAGCCAATGGTAAATTGGAAAGTTGTTAAAGCTATTCTTGATCATATTAATAAGAAGCATTATAATGCTCAAGTTGGTATTACAACTAATATGATGCAAATGACAGATGAGATGCTTGATTATATTGATGACAATGATGTATTTGTCTTAGTATCCATTGATGGTATTAAGGAAATGCATGATATGCATCGTAAAGATCATGCCGGTAATGGTTCATTTGACACTGTAGTTAAGAATATTAAAAAGATGGTAGATCGTGGTTTAACTCATCTTATCGAAGCTCGTATGACTGTAACTCCTGAGAGTGCAAAATATATGTATGAGAGCGTTAAGATGCTACTCGATCTAGGTATTAATAATATTTGTCCAATTGCTGCATCTGACTTAGATTGGTCTGATGAAGCATTGAAAGATTATGAAGACAACTATAATAAGATGCTTGAGCTCTATGTAGATATCTTGAATGATACTGATAATAATCGTAATATTAATATCAAGCATATTGATGATATTATTGGTACTGCAATGGAACCTGAAGTATCTGATACAAAGATGTGTCATATTGGTAATAAATACTGGGTATGTATTGACTGGAATATGGATGTATATCCTTGTCATAACTTCCCAACTACTGATCTTGAATTCTTAAAAGAAATGAAGATTGGTAATATGAGAACTGGTGTAGATGAAACTAAAGTTTCTGATGAAGCTAAACAAGCTAAGTTTGAAATGGAAGAATGTAAAGACTGTGTAGCTAAGATTATCTGCAAGTCTGGTTGTCCATTCCAAAACTTAACTGAAAATAATGACTTCTATACTCCAACTACATCTTACTGTAAAATCCAACGAATCTTGGTACCAGCAGCTCTTAAATTTAGAGATAAATTATTAACTGCTGAGAATATTAGATCTCGTAAGTTAAACGTACTTATTGAGAACTTAAAGATCAAGAAATATTTTGATGATGAAGTTAAGAATGCTGATATTACTTCCCTAGATTTCAAGATGAAATTAGATCGATTCTTAGAATTGTATAATAATCTAGATTGCAAGGGTAATGTAATTCCTAGCTTTAATGATTATTTCACTTTCCAATTATCTATGTCTTCTGCTATCTTAGATAGCCTAGCTGAAGAAGATAAGTAATTTAAACATTGGAGGAAACAAATGCCAAATCGTGGTAAATATAAATACGCTGATCCTGTAATCAGTGAGTCTTATAAAGAAAAGAAGCTAGATGGTGAATTTATTAACCAAGTTAACTATCTAGCTACACGCTTAAAATATCAAGCTTCTGAGCTAAAAGATATTGTTAAAGTTCGTAATAATCCTCAAATGTATCCTGATCGATATTATGAAATGAAAGGTCAAGATATTAGTGAGGCTGCATTTAAAAATGACTTAAGTATCTTTAATACTACAGATAGTGGTGAAAAATTGACATTAGCTCAATTTAATAAAATCATCAAAGCTAACTGGGATACTTATAGTTATGCTAGTACTTTATTTGCTGATCAAATCCAAGGTATTAAAGACCTACCTAAATTTAATGAAAATGAAGTACTTTCCTATAATAGATTCATGCAAATCATGGATAACTATAATAAGATCAATGACTACTTAAACCGTAACTGGAATAAATATTTCGATGGTTCTGGTTATTGTATCCTTTCTTGTCAAGTAGCCTGTCAAGCAGCATGCCAATTAGGCTGTCAATCTTGTCAATATAATACTTGTCATAATCAAAACTGTGGAGGTTGGTCGTAATGAAAATCTTCTTATTAGACGAAGTGTATGAGTTTGCTAAATCTGTTGGTATCACCGACAAAATCGATGCACTAGCTAAGAAGATGTACGATCCAAGTACTATCCAATCTGACTTACAATCATACTATGACTTCAGTCATTCTGAAGAGTATGCTAAACTAATTGCTGAACTAGAGACCAAGTTAAAAGAGACTGATATGTCTCTTTATAATATCTTGGTCTACAGTAAGACTCAATCGTATGATGTAATCGTTGAATTGCTTAATAACGTAAAGAATCTACGTGATAGATTTATTCTCTTAGATAAAGCAATCTCATATAAAATATCAAGTGCTCTTGAATATGAACTTCTTGTAGCATTATTCTGTAATATGTATACAGAGGTAACTGAAGATGTAAGAGCTGCTCTACCTAAATATATTCATACTGCATATTTTAACTATTCCAGTATTAGATACTGTTTACGTATCTCTACATCTGGTAATGTAGATATCTTTGATGAATATGAAAAATATATGGGTAGAGTATATACTCAAATCCAATCTTATATCAACTCTAAAGATACATTAAATAATTTACGTCTTGAAGTTAGATGTGCAGCTTTACAATATATTCTTCCTAGATTGACTGTAGAGAAACGTGTTGAAACTTTAAAGAAAATTGAAGCATTAGCTGATGTATCCACTATGGACTTTGATAATAAAGAAAGATCAATTGGTGTTATCTGGACATTTGAACGTCTATATGAAGCATACTTTGATTTGAATAACTATCCTAAGTTCTTCTATTGGGTATATAAACAGTTTAAGTATCTTGATAACGCATTGACTGATAAAGAAGCATTCTTTGATTCTTTGCGTTATTATAATAAAAATAATATCACTGGGTTTATCATCTCTATGAGACGATTCTATTTAATTCAAAGTTTATTCCCATTATTTCATATGAATTTTGATAATATCTTACCATCAGATAGAAACTTCATTAGTTCAGATGATTTAGATTTCACACTATATGATGATTATGCAAACAAGTTAGTTATGACTAAGTTTAAAACTTATGTAGATACTTGGTATCAAAATAATATTGATAAACTTAAAGACTTATCCCATAATACTGAAATGCTAATCAAGTGTGAAAAGATGGTTGTTGAAGGTCTTTCCGAAGAGGAAGCTACAGCTGCTGTTAGTACTATTATTACAAATTATGATGATGCACCTCATCCTGTATTGAATATCACACCAACTCCTGGCACATTCGATTCTAATATTGGTGAAGCTATTGGTACTCCAGAAGTTAAACCTAAAGTAATTGATGTTGCGTTACCAGAAGGATTTAGTGTAGATGCAGCTGATTTAGCAAGATTAGCTGAATTTAATAACCAAGAGGGTAGCCATGTAGTTATGAGTCCTGAAGAATTGATTGAGCATGAAGAGGAACGCTTAAATGCACCTACTGAAACTCCATCTCCTACAACTTCTACTGAAACTACTACTCCAGTAGCTACTCCAGAGGTTCCTACACCTCCAGTAGTACCTGAAACTCCAACACCTGAAGCAACAACCCCAGTTCCACCTGTACCACCTACAGGTATACCTCCATTGCCAGAAAACTTTACTGTCAATGAGGATGAATTAAATAGTTTAACTGAAGAAGAACGTGCAGCTATGGCAGCTGCCAATGAGGAATAATGTATAAAGAAATATATCTAATGCTTACAGAGGCTTGTCCTAATAGATGTGAGTATTGCTACATCAAAGGGCGAGATAACCCTGCAACAATGACTTTTGAACAGATAGATCAAATTATACAAACAGAAAAGCCTTCGAGGATTTTATTCTTCGGAGGCGAACCTCTTCTTTGTCTTGATCTTATCGAAAAGACTATGGAGAAATATTATGGGAAACTTAAATTCCAAATAGTAACTTCTACTGTAGTTAACTTTGAGAAATTTATCGATCTTAATGAGAAATATCCTATGAATGAAATTCAATTATCATGGGATGGTTTTGCAGATAAGAACCGTGTTGATACATGTGGTAAATCCATTGCTTCTAATGTATATCAAAATATCTGGTATGCTATTGAACGTGGATTGAAATTTGATATCAAATGTGTTATTGGTAACGAAAACGTTCATCTTATGGAAGAGATCCATAAACAATTTATGGAATTCAAGAAATATGGTGTATCTGGTGAGTTTGTAGTAGCTCATAGATCTCTATACACTGATAACTTCCTTGAAGTATTTAAAGAGCAATATAAGAAGACCTTTACATTAGATAAGATGTATATGGATCATCTTAATAGAATCATTGCAGTTATGCAAAATGATAGATACTTTGGTTCTTGTGATGCTGGTAAATATAAAGTTATCACCCCAAGTGGGTGGGAATCTTATTGTACCGCATTATCTCAAGAAGATAAGAAGTTTGGTGATGAGTTACTTCAAAAACCATGTAAGAATCCTAAGTGTGATGATTGCAAATGCCGTTGTATGTGCGATGGTGGTTGCCGTTATGAACGTTACTTAGAATTTGGCGATGAATGGGAATATAACTTCCTTGAGTCTACTTGTATTATGATGCACGTATACTATGACACTATTAAAGAATGGTTAGACTCTTTAACTGAAGAAGAGACTGAACGTTTATATGAAATTATAAAACGATATAAAGCATATCAAGCTGAATATCATTCGGAGGTAGAATACTAATGCTTAACTACGTTCCTGAAAGAATATATGACGTATTGAAAGATGAACCTAAGTTTAATGAACTAACTGAGATCATCACTGACCGTTTCTCCAAACTAGGTACATTACTTGATGTAGTTATGTTTGATACTAATGTAAAAGCTGACAAAGATATCTATAACTACTACGTTAATACTTTAACTGAGCTAGTTAATGAAAAATGTCCTGAGTATGCATTACAGTTACACGTTACTTTAATGCAATCTGATAAGAATGAATTATTGGGTTATTATGATGAACGTCATAAATATGATGCAGAGACAGTAATTTACTTATTGTCATATCTAATCAATTGCTCTTATGACGACTATACATTCCCACAATTCCAAAAGACATATGTAGAGACTTATGAAGCTACACCAATTGAAGTACGTAATAAGTTCTCTGATTATATTCATCTCAAATATATCAACTCTAAAGTTGAACGTTATGCTATGTATGATGCCCCAAGAGATGGTACTTATTTAATTAAAGTAATTGATCTTTTGAAAACTTTATATGAGACTTTCAAGGATATTGTAAGAGATATTAACGTTCTTAAATATTGCTTTATTGAGATCTTGGATCATACTCTAACAAATGCATTCAAATTTGTAGATAATGATAAACTTATCTATAAAGCAGTTCAACAATTAGAGATTCCAGAAGAGTTTGAAGATGGTGACTTTAAAGGTACATCCATTAATGAACTTGGTATCTTAGATAAGAAATTTGAATTAGCTGTAGCTTCTCGTAAATGGGTAGATGCTATTCAAAAGTATAATGATGTATTAGACTGGATTGAATTAGCTTTACTTCATCCAGAAAAATTATATCGTACTCTTATCATTTATGATAAAGTTATGGCACCAAACTTCTGTGCTATTCTACGTAGATATGTAAGACTATCTACTGAATTCTTTAACCGTACTGGTGAGAGAGAAATTAAACTTAATCCACAAGATAAAGAGTTTATATTAAAACCAGACTATGAGGGATTAGAAGTTTCCAATTTGGAAACAACTCTATCTTTCAACCGATTAACCAAACACATGGATGATTGGTTCGAAAATAATGGTATCTCATTATATGCATTTAGAGCTTGGTACTATAATATTTATAAGAATGGATTGAATGAAGCATATGTACAATTGTCAGAAGATTAATATAAAGTCTATAGAAGACTTTACTTTAACTACTCTGGAATTAGACGTGGCGCAAGTCTGTAATATGGCTTGCGCTTATTGCTATCTCAGAGGAAAAACTAATGAACCGCAAAAATTTGATCGTTGGGATGACTTATTTGAGTTATTAAGAAACGTCAAATTAGCAGATCAGCTTACTATTGGATTAACTACTGGTGAGTTATTCTTAGACGATTCAGTAGAATATATCTATAATGCTATAAAGAAATTAAATAAGATCAGCAGATTTTCTGATACTGAACTTATATATCGTTTATATTCTAATGGCTCTCATGCACAGAATGTAATTGATGTCTTTGACTATATTGGATCTAATAAAAATATGATTAGTATCTCATATGACGGATTAAATTCTACAAGAGTATTTAAACCAAATAGAGAAAAAGATATTGTTAAAGAATTAGAATTATTTGCAAACTCTAATCATAGCAATAAGGCTATAATTCGATATGCTCTGCATAAGAATATTCCAAATATGTTTGAGACATTTAAATTTATCCATGAGCTAGGATTCAAAAATATTGAATACTATACTATAGATAACTTTGAGCTATATAGAGATGATGAATACATTTCTACATTTACAACTCAACTAGAAAAGACTCTAGACTATTTTGAGGGATCTGATTTTAAGATCTATAATAAGACTAAATATCTAAATTATAAATCCCCTAAACGTGTTTGTAAGTATGGATCTTCTTTAGCTATAGATTTATATGGTAGACTTACCATGTGTCCATTATCTTTTGGTGGTGATGTCATTGATGAGACTACTATTGACTTATGTGATTACAAAGATCTACCTAATCTGTATAACAAATTCCAAGAGGAATTCATTATAGATAGATCTAAACTAGATTGTGCATCCTGCAATAATCAGCTATGTGAAGAATGTTGTTCATTTAGATCTATTCCTAACAGTGAGAATAGACTATATCAACAATGTAAACTTAGACATGCTGAATTAGCAGTTTATGATAAATTATATAAGGAGTCATCAAATGTTTGAAAGATTTGATGCATTAGTATATAAAGTCTCTGAGTATTGTAACTTAGATTGTGTTTATTGTTTCCAAAAGCATGATGTTAAAGAACGTACTAGAGGATTTACATACTTTGATGAATTAATTAAATTACTTATAACTTTACCATTAGCTGATGACTTTGAAGTCAAAGTTACTGGCGGTGAATCTAGTCTTCATTGCGATAAGATTAGACAAGATTATAAGAAGTTTAAGAAATTAGAGCGTTATAAAGAGACAACCGTCAATATGACGACGATTTCTAATGGTAGCAATATAGGTGGTCTGATAGACCTTTGGAATGACCATATTTTAGATCCATGGGGTTGTAAGATATCCTGGGATGGTATATATAGTGCATCAAAATCAAGAAAGCCAAAGAATATTGGAGTTTTCAATGATGATTATTTCAATAAAGCTATTATTGATTTAGGAAGATCAGATTACCATGATAAAGTTCTAGTTCGTACAGCATGTACTCCAGATACTATTGATAATCTATATGATGCATATAAATTTGCATTAGATAATGGTTGCTATAAGTGGGAGTATTATCCTTTATCAGACTGTGATTATTATAAAGACCCAGACTTCCTCAAGAAGTTTGAAGAGCAACTCTATTATATCTTTGAAGAGAATGCTAGAGAAGAAAATGATGATAAACTAGTTGCAAATGTTGACACAATGTTGTATACTAAGTATGCTGGTGTTAAGGATAAACTCCGTGCTATTAGTTGTCGACATCTAGGTCATTTTCTCCATGTTGGTATAGATGGCTCATTATATCCATGCGGATATTTCTCTGATGATGCATTCTATGAAAACCAAACAGTTAAGATTGGTGATGTATTCACTGGATTATACCCAGAAGTAATAGAATCATTCTCTAAAGAGTATAGTCAAACTCCAATGTGTAGCATCTCTGAAGATGATGGATGTAAGTGTTATCATTGCTTTGAATGTCCAGCTGTAAGTAAATTTTATAAGAATAACTTACAGAATAAAATGAGACAACAATGTGCAATGAGACATATTGAGTCTAAAGTATTCAATGATGTTTATAAAGACTACACTAATGATAAAGAACGAATAGTACGAAATTTCTCATACGCTGGATTCTAAAACATGTAATTATGAGTTTGGGTTAAACTCTGTAGAATTTAATATGTAAAAGGAGAATTAGTATGAGTACTACTAGAGCTATCGTCAAGAGACGATCCATGAGAATGAAATTAGTTAGAGTGATTAAAGCACTCTTTAACCCTATCTATATTTTAAAGGCAATTAGAATTCTTTTGAATATTCTAGTTCCAAAGAAAAAGAAGTAAGTAATCCCCATAGGAGTTTTATCTCCTATGGGGTTATTTTAACATTTAGATAATCATTAAAGGAGGATTAAACTATGGCAAAACTTAGAGACACAGCCGTTAAAGATAATTTAAATATTGCTGGTAGTGTAGTGGCTGGTGGTAAAGTATTGTCCGTTGAAGGTCATACTCATACCCCTGCAAACATTACCGGTTTAGATACATATATTAATCAAAAAATCCAAGCTGCTGGTGGGAGTGGTACTCCTGCAAGTCCATCTGGAGATATTAATGCTAAGACACTGGATGGTCACCCAGCTAGCGATTTTGTTTTGAAAACTGAATCTATTACAACTACTGGCAGTGGTACAATATATTCATATAAAAAGACTCTAAAATTTACATCTCCTAAGATGCAAATCACAATACCAGATTCTATGGAAGATGCTATTATTAAGGTAACAGATAAGTTTTCTACAAAAACTTTTAAAAAGAGTCAGACGTATAATATGTATCTTGCTACAATGGAATTATTTGATTTTCCTGATAGAGAACTATACAATTATTCTGCGTATATACCAATATGGTGTACAAATACTAATACTATTGCAATATCTGGGCTATCCCATGATGAGCTTAAGATAACTGTAGAGGTTCTATCTATTACTCCAATTACCGATGATATTAAAATATCTACAGATATAACTATAAGCGGCGGTAGATGGGGATTATTTAATATTGATAGAATTTCATTAACTAGATTAGGTTATAGTGTTTATGATTCATATAGAGACATTTTTATTCCACCACTGGGGTTAAGATTAATAAACAGTACTTTAACTGACTATAATACATTATATCTATATGGAGATGTAAAGATTTTAGATTTAGATAATAATTTAACTGTTAGAACGTATAATGGAAGTTTATATAGCTATAACCCAAATAATGTACAATATAAGTCTGCACGTGTATATAATAATGGTGTAGCTATGTATTTTATTAATGGGCTATCTAAAAATATTGTTGTTAAATCTAGCAACGGCATTGTCTATTATGATACCAATACTTACTATATTTCTAGTAATTTAGTAAATCCATCAAAAGATGTTGCAGATAGATCGGACCCAGAATATAATTTTACTAGTATGAAGAAATTAATAAGCTCATCTAATAACTCTGGTGGATCTATCTCAGCTACAATTAATGGTGTACAGTTTGACGGTAAGACTAATATAACTACACCGGCAAGTAAGCTAATCACTCCAGTTCATATTAATGGTGTAGAATTTGATGGATCTCAAGATATAACTATCCCAGCACCAACTAATGCATTAACTTTGGGCGGATTAGATTCTAGTCAATATATTAAGGCTACAGATGTTGGTAATGCAGCTGGTAAGATTCCTAAATTTGATAATGATGGATTCTTAGTATATCCAGATGGTTCTAAGGAGCGGATTGAAAATGCCTAAGCTTAATAAAGTATTAGCAGTCTATGATAGAAATGGTAATCGTCAAGCAATCCCTCTTTATAGTTCTCTAAGCGATGTAAATGGCTTAGGACGTCATATTAAAGTAGCTGGTATTGGTGATGCATATTACCCATTAACTGAAAACTTATCTCACCCAAATGCATCTAAAAAGACTGTAGTTATTGGGACTAAAACTTATAGAGCGTTGCTAACGCTAGAGAATACTGATACTGGAATAAAACTAATGGGTAGCTATACTAAAAATGCCATCGTTGAAATGATAAGTAATATGAAAGGTAGCCCATTAGCTAATAAGGAAATAGAGAGTTTTACATTCTCTCCTAGTATGCACGATTGTTCTATTGGGTCATATAATATGAACCCATTCAATCTAAACAACTATATAACAATGGGGCAATATGATGGAATCAGTGATACTGATAACTGGCATTTTGCTGCTTTAATGTATTGCGGTGATATGATAACTAATCCATTGATAGATATACCGGTACCATTTACTTATACAGAATCTCAAACTAATAATGATTTAGGATGTATACTATCTGTTGGAGAAAAGAGTTTTAAAAACTCTTTAAAAAATAATAATAATAAGTTTAGGCATCTCGATGTATCTATAAAAAGACACGAACCTTTAGTTAAGAATGGTAAAAGGTTAGACGGTTATAGTGTAATTATGAGTTTAGTAGACGACTCTAATGCAGTTGTATATACTAAAACTTTAACCTTAATGTACTCTGATATGATGGAAAAATCTAAATTTGAAGAATTATTCCCTGATATATCTAGAAAGCCTGATACTGCATTTGCTAAATTAAATCCTGAGGATAGAATCGTAACTAAGATTATAGTTGGCAATGAAGTTCCACATATAATATGCTTTAAATTAGATACAAACTATACTAATCCATCTTTGTATTTTAATCTTATTCGAATAGATGGCAATTTACAATATAATATTAGATCTATTTCAAATAAAGTTGAAGTTAAACCATTCTCTAATACGCCTAGATTAATAGGTGAAGCCACTAGGGATAGAAATAATAACCCAACATTTAGAATATTATTCAGTAATCTACTTCTAACAAAACGTGAAGTATCAGTAGATACTAAACAGGAAATAGGAAATAGTAATACATGCTTCATTATTTCTGATCGTATATCTGATGAAGATGAAATGATACTTCAAAACTATTATCTATTTAATAGAATGGCTATTATTAATAATCCTCAATATGAAGGATCTAAATATTGTAGAGTCGGTATAATCAAAAAAGGTAATGGATATAATATACCAGAGGCAATGGATAATGATCAATTTAGTTACCCTAAAATGTATCCACTACGACTTAAAGACTTTTAAATAAAAATATCCAGAAGGAGTTAAACTCCTTCTGGGTTATATATTATTACTGTGATTCATATATCTTATATTTATTTCAAGGAGGAAAAGTATATGAAAATTTTTAGTGTATGTGCAAGAGTAGATTATCAAGGTCAAGATGTTATCGACTTAGGGTTATTTAAGTCCTCTAAAGCTGCTTTATTAGCAATGAAAACATTCATCGATGAACATGTTCGAGCTGCTAGTAAAATTAGTGTAGAGCTATTTGCCTTTAGTGATGATACTTTGAATCAAGATGCTAGTCTTCCATATACGACTACTGATCTTATGTACAATCCTAGTACTAAGAAGTATGATGATCTAAATCCAGTATTATTTGTATAATACTGGTGGGAGGGAGATAAATTCTCCCTCCTTTATTTTTTTTGTAAAAATACCCCATAGGAGTTTAACTCCTATGGGGAATAGTTTTTTAGTATTTAATTAATGGATATAAATTAATGTGATCTGGATGAATAGCATGATTCTCTCCAGTGTATACACTAGAAGATCTAGATGCATCAAATTTTAATTTTTTACCAAAATAATTTTTGTCAAATACTTGCTCACGTGCACCGATCCTTGTTGGTTCCGTATCTTTAACAAATGCACCAGATGCACCCTCAATACCAATTTGCCCACCAGCACGGATTTCCATTTCACCAGTAATCCTAGGAGCAATAGAAGCAGAGAAATAACCAATATCAGCAGCATCAACATCTGCCTTTAAATATACGTATCTATAATCTGGTAAGAAGAATTTATCAGAACCAGATTTTCTAAATAGAGCACGTTTATTTGTATTAGGTGTCCATAGACCATTCTTTTCTGCAAATTCATAAAGTCTAGGATATCTTGATTTTTCAACTTCTGCACCATTAGCTAATACATAACCAGTAGCTATATATGGGAGTAAAACTAATTCACCAACTGAATGAGCATCATTTCTATCAAAATATTGTACTCTTGACCCATCAGGTAAATCTAGTACAACCCCAAAGTTATGACTATTAATCATAATTATATTAGCATTTGTCGTGCTTGTTGTAGTTGCAGTTTGTGAAACAACTTCATATGCCTTGCCGTTATAAATAAATTTTTCACCTTTATTAAATCTGGCATTATCTCTCCAAATTCGATATCCACTTTGAGATTCAATAAAGCTAATAATTAAATCATTACTAGTTGTAATTGAATTATTTAATTCGGTTTTTATAGAATTTACTGTATCAGAGTTAGCAAATTCAACCCAGTCATTTACATTGGAATTACCAACAGCAAATTTAACTTTTTTGCTTCTTGGATCATAACCAAATTGACCAGTGAATCTAGGAGTCATGTTAGTATTACCATGGATATTGAAATGATCCACAGAATCATAACCACCTTTACCATCGGAGATATAATATTGAGGACCGCCATATTTTTGAGATAATCTTGTTCCGATTATTTGTCCTCTACTTGTTTTAGGATAAGATGGAGTAATTACATCTTGGAATCTAATTTGTCCACCACCTGTAGTCTCATTAGCAGTATTACGAGTAGACAAACCATTTATATTGATATCCCCATCAGTTGCATAATATGCAGTTTCTACAGTATCACTAATATTAGCTGAGTTTGTTACATTTACTGTAGATCCTTCGATAGATCTAATGCCATATTTAGCTCTACCTGATAAATTACAGTTTAGTAGTGTAACATTAGATTTATCCACATCTACATGATATATGCTAAAATTACTTCTAGTATCTAAAGCATTAAGTAATTTAGGATTATCCATTATAAATGTACAATTTTCAAATTTAACAATAGATCTGACTATATTTACGTTAGAATAACTATCTACTACACTAATAACCTTATCAGTTACATCAATACCAGTTTTGAATGTGATATTTTTAAAATATATATAATCGCAGTTATCTACTGTAATAGGTGGTAAAACTACAGGTTCTATACCAACGCCTTCAATAACCAATTTACTTTTGAATCCTACAAGTTGTAATCTACCCATAGAATTATCTAAAGTTCTAAAGAAATTATAATTTCTTATATCGTTATTATAATTACCTGGAAAAATTTTAATATTTACAGCTTTAGCATAATTTATATGAGCTTTTCTAACCGCATCTGCTAAATAATTATATGGTGCACCTTTATCTCCATTATAAATATCTCCATTAAAATTAGTATTTACATAAACTGTGTTAGAAATAGCGCTATAATTTTCAGAGGAATTATCAGGATATCCTTGAACTAATTCTTTATTATATTCTACTAAATTATTTTTAGAAGTATATGTAATATGTATATCTTTAGTTTGATCGGTTAAATAGTATACATTAGAACCCATATCAAATAATTTAGTCGTATAATCAAATCTAGTTGCAGTAACCTTTTGTAATTGATTACATGTAATAACCGCATCTTTAGGATTTAATTTTGTAAATTTCCAAGGCATAGTACAAATACTATGATGATTAGATTTAAGCAAATCTATATTAGTTGGTAATTCATATGCAGTTCCAGCCATAACTTCCATATCTCCGTCACCTTGGGTTACAAAGTTACGACCAATATATGATACTAATAATCCTATAGAAGTGTTATTGTAATTACTATTACACCATGCAGGATCATTGTGTTTATTAATCCAATATTGGTTATTATTATGGAAGTATAAATTAGCTCCATGGAAATCCACATCACCAGTTGGTGCTTTTTCCATAGGTATATTATATATTTTGGCTGCATTTTTATGATTATTATGAATTTCTAATAATTTATTAGCTGGCATACCATATGTACCAGGGATACCATTAGGATAGTCATTTATAACATCTTGTGTATAAACTTTTTCTACTAAACCATCTCTCATTAATTTAATAGCATTACCATAATGATCATTATGCCAATGTGTAATTAATAAGAATTCAAATTTAGTAATATTATTTTCACGCATTGCACGTTTAATAGATTCATATCCAGCTGCAGTGTCAGTAAATGTATCAATTAAGAACCAATATTTTTTATCAATACCTACAAAGATACAATCACCTGCACCAATAGTTGAATTATCTACTATTTCCTGTGCACCAAATAATGGGAAGATAATATCTAATGCTTTAGAATTCGATTCAGTAGTTTTCTTTTTAAATTCATCTAAAGCTTCACCGAGAGAACGAGTTAATGTTTCAAAGTCTGGACGTCTAATAGTAACTTGAGAGTTATTAGTTGCACGAGAACGAGCTACTTTATATACTACAATCTCAATTACATCACCTTTATCTGCAGTATAACCAACTAAGGAAATACTTTTAGACTCGGAAATGAATTGATAGTTTTTACCTTGGATGAGTCGTACACCATTATGGAATACTTCTAATCTATCCACCCCAGGATCATAGTTAAGTGCATTAAATCTGAATACATTTTCACCATCAGCTAATACTGCATAGGAGTATGTAGTACTATCGATTAGGTATGGTAAACCATTAGTTACATAGAAGCGTTCAGAGATATAATCATACTGTAAGTATAATTCATCACCAGCTTGAATTTCATTAGCTTTAGCTGGTTCAAAACCAACAAAGATTGGAATAGCTTTACCATCAACTCTAAGAGTTGGGTTATTACCAACGTTAGCATGGAAACGTACACTGATTACATTACCATCAAGTAATTTATACTCATTAGGTAAAGTTGTACCCATATTAACGTTATCATCTTTAGTAACGCATCTAGTAATAATACCACCACGGTCTAATAATGCATTCATTTTGTCATAGAGACTTTTAACTGCTGCACTAGAAGCTACAGATGTAGTATCATTAGATGTATAGCTATGAGAATACTTTTGCATTCTATCAATAGGTACAGTACCTTTATTGAGATATGCACCATCGATATAATTCATAGTCTCAAGTTTAGGAGCTTGAGCATTATAGATGAAGTAGAAGTTGATTGTACGACCAGCTTCGACTTCTTCTTGGAATGTAATTTGATTACCTTCAATAGAGTAACGGTTAGGATAGATTTGAAGAGTACCAATGAATACTAAGAGCATATTAGGTTGATCAAAGTATCTTTCAAAAGGTACTGGGATATCAAACGTTTTACCTTTTTTAGTTACTACAATAGAATCAAATGCAGATGCAATATGAGAGATTTGTCTAACTTTAGCTTCTAAAGTTTCACCATCATCTGTGTATACTTGGGAAGCAATAGTCATAGGTGCAAATCTTTCTTCACCTTTAACTAATGTAGTTGGAGTTACATTTTTATAGTCGCCTAGAAAACGTGTAATCTCAGTAGTAGCTACAACATTTTTCCAAGCACTAGTCCAAACATAGAATAATTCGGACTCTTTAATATAGTAAATAAGATCTGTACTTACTTGGTCGTTATTAGATAAACGATATCGTTCAGTATCAGTATTTACTATTTTAAGTTTATTTGTTTTAAATCGGATGTCATGGGCTACATCATAGAATACTTCTTCAGTATCAGCGGTGTAGATAAATTGACCTTCCGAGATTGGTACCTGAGAGAGATGAGCTCGTTCGGTAGCCAAATATTTTAAAGTTGCCATGTGTAAGATACCCCTTTATTAAATAGTATTATCAGTTGCAAGATCTTTACCAATCATACCAGCAGCTACTGAATAGAACCAGTTTACGCCACGGTCATATGTAACAAGACGAACCAATTGAGCTTCTTTATTTTTACTAGGAATGATACGTCTAGGAATTTTAACTTGAACCCCATCAGCTCTAGTAATAAAGATATTGATAGCATCTGTACCAATATTTTGAGGATCTAGAATAAGAATAATTTCTGCAGTAGATTTATCTAAACCTACAATAGTGAAAGATGGGTTAGCACTATCCAAGATAAAGTTATATACTCTATCAGGACGGATTACTTTATTACTACCGCCTGCTAAGTTAACTTTAGCTTCTTGCGGTAAGTTCTCTTTATTCTTATTATAGTTTTCAAGACCTTTAACACGAGGTAATGGATCTTCTGCATTAAGAAGACCAGTTACTTTAGCATTAAGTTGAGAGAAACTATTAGTTAAAGTATTAGTAGTTGCTTCAAGGTTACCGACATTAGCCGTAAGGTTAGGAATACCTTCTAAAGATTGAGTTCTAGCTTTAAGGTCAGTTAAAGTTGGACCGATATTTAAAGCATCAATACTATCTAAACGACCAAGAATACTAGTACGAATTTGAGTATTCTCATTATTATAAGTTTTAAGAGCACCAATCTCTTGGTTTAAGTTAGTGAATTTAGTTTCAGTAGTATCTGATAAATTATTCAATCTACCATTCAAAGTATTGATAGATGTACTGTAATCTTCACCTTGCTCTAAGTTAGCAATACGTTGCTGTAAAGCAAGAATCTTAGAGTTAGGGTCACCTAAAGCTTTAAGTTCATTAACTTTACCTTCAAGTGTATTTACTCTTGAACCGTAATCTTCACGAGCTTCTAATACAGTAATCTTATTACTTAATTTATTAAGCTCTAGATCAGCAGCATTCTTAACACCTGTAATCTTAGTATTAAGATTATCATTAGTAGTACCGATTAATGTATTTAAATCATCTAATCTACGAGTAGCAGCATCAATATCACTGCGTAATACTGGGAGATTAGAGTATTGGTTAGCTGTAAACTTAACTGCAGCTACATCATCTTGAAGTTTCTTAAATTTAACAGCATCAGGTGGTGCTGTTTCTTCTAAGTGACGTACACGTTCTACAATATCTGTATCTGTACGTTGTACCCACTTAACGATATTACCATCTTTAACTGGGTAAGTATTATTAGCAGCATGACTGAAACCATTGATTTCGATAGTACCAGCATAATCCACAATAGAATCATTATCGAATGTAATTTGTGGTACACGATATCTCTTAACAGGTTCATCTACAGTATTTAGATTATATTTGGAAAGATGTTTAATATAACCATCTAAGTTTACAATACCAACGCCTTCTACGTTGAATGTATAGCTAGATAGGTCTACATTCTTTTCAACTTCTTTTAGAATATTTCTTGTTATATCAAATATAACAGATTTATCTTCGGCAGAAACTACATAGAGTTTACCAGTCTTATAATCAAATAAGATTTCTTTTTTCTCAGCCAGGAAGCGAGAATTATAATCTAATGCTATAAGAGGAAGACGAGTTCCTTTATAGTTAGAAGTAGCCATATTATACCTCCTTGCGAATATGTATTTTAATTACATTAATGTTCAAAATATAAGCGGATAGGGATTTTGACATCCCTATCCGGTATATATTATTCTCTGATTACATTAGATGCATCAAATATATTTGTTTGGAATAGATTATCTGTTTCATTTTCATCAACAGCAATCTTAGGTAATTCTTTAAGGAATACTGGTTTATCACGTTCTTCAATAGCTTCTTCTTCAGAAACTACATTGGATACACTAGGATCACCTGCAAGTTGAGATTCAGTCATCTCTTCATTTAGACCAGTGTAATCAATATCAGGGTTGTTGATATGAGTTGCATCTAAAGCATTAGATAAGTATACGTTAGTATCAACGTTAGTCAATAATACTTTATTATTGTAGCTCAAACCAAGTACACCACCGAATTCAGATTCAGCTTTATTTAAAGTCATATCAGTCTTGATAGCATTTCTACCAACTCTGATAGTATAAGACTTACCAGGTTCTACTTTGATATAAGAACTTGTTTCTGGTGCAATAGAAGACACTGCTCTAGAAACGTTTACACCATTGATAAGCATCAAGTTAACTCTATTACGATTTTCAGGAGCTTTACTTGAGTTAATAGCATTTTCATCGTTTCTATCTACAATACCGAACTCAGTTACACCACAGCCATACATTGTACCATTACTACTATAGTGGATTTCATTACCATCATTAATAGTATTGGCAACTCTGGAATCATATTCATTAGTGATTCTATCATAGAAAGTACTCAACTCTACAGATTCAATATCACCAAGTTTAGGAACTGGTGCTACAGAGAAGTTAGTACTACCATAGCCACAGAATTGGAATGCTGCTGGATATCTTTCAATATCTTCAGTAGTTATCATCTTAGTATAGCCACTACATAATGTAATGATAATCTCACCTACATTGTCAGGACAGATCCAATATTCTTCACCAGGTTTAGTAAAGCTTTGATTGAATTGTAAATTGAATTCATCACTATACATTTCTTCTAAGCTATTAACAAATATATCTGGTTTAGTTAATGTATCACCTTTATAGAAGATAGGTGTATTATCACGATCAGAGTCAAAGTCAATACGATATTTTAAATGATATTGACTAATATCTGTATCAGCTGTAGTATAAGCAATATTGATGAAACCATTTTGAGGAATAGTTAATTTATATTTCAAACCAGGGTATACTTTAACGTTTCTGATGATTTCTTTTTGATAGAAGTAGCCAGCAACTAGTCTACCTTTAGAGTCATCAGTTTCAGTTTTACGTAAAGGTTTCATAGCTGGTACGAAGTCATTAACTTCAGGTAATCCACCAATAGGTTTCTTATAGATTGGTTGACTAATTAGGCTAAGATCTTTACCAATATTTTCATCAATATAAGCTGCTACTTCTGTAGGCAAGATATAGCTTACTTCACCGAATTCAATATCTTTAGCTCTTAAATAACCTAATATAGTTACAGCTGTACTTATAGGTCTAAAGCGACTAGAAGAAGCAATAGTTTTAAGTTCAAGCATAGTTACATCTTCAGGGCAAGTGAATGTATATTTACCAGGAGATATATACTTATTAACTGTAGTAGCTAAGCTATAGATAGATCTATTCTTGAATGTACTTGCATCATAAGTATATACAAATGGTAATCCTTTATTGATACCATGAGATGTATAATGAGTTCTAATAATATCATTAATGATAGCTTCTTGTGAAGTATCTGGAACGATATACTTTTCAAGATCCGTTACGTTGTTATAGATATTGAATAACTTATTGATATCATCATTTGAGATTTGATTCATAATGATATCATAATCAGAGTTGATATTTTTATACTCAGCTAATTCTGGAATAGATGGAGTATAGTCCAATACCAATGTATTGAATCGTGTTTGAACGTCAGATTTCAATCGAATGATATTATTCGCAACGTTCATGATATTATCTTTATTGATCTTCTTACCATTGATAAACATGAAGTAGAGTTTATTATTCAATAGATGATCTAAGTCATTTCTATTCAAGTATAGGTATCCACGTTCATTAATCATTGGATGTTGTACATCTTCACGTTCCAAGCTTCTATTGCTTTGGTTAGCAATGTAGAAGTATAGGAAGGATAAGGTTTGACCAGCCTTTAATGCATCGTTATAGTTTCTTAGAGTGATCTTATTCAAGTCTTTATCTAAGATATAACGAGAAGAATCAATGAAAGTTTGATTAGCAAATACCATCAAAGAGTTACCAAGTTTAAGATAGTTCTCGAATGGTAATGGAATATCAAATTCAGTTTGACCATCAACTACCGCTTCAGTATCAATTACCTCTTTAGCAACTACTGTATAGTCAGAATCAGCTAAAGTAAATGTAACTTGACGATCTGTAGTAGTAATTATACCATCATCAATGAATGTAATAGTATTCATTGTCTTAGATACTGTATATTGAGATTCTCTGATGAATGTACTACCGACAGTTACGATGATTTTCTTATCCATAAGCATAGAATCAGCCCATGGGATATTAAATGTACGTTGACCATTTTCTGTACATGCTACAGATTCAGTTATAAACTTAGTATATTTAGAGTTATTAACTACACCACCAATTGTAGCAGTCTCAGAGTCAATATCTTCAGTATATACAAAGATGAAAGTAACTGTACGTCCTTCCGTTACCGCATCTTCACGACTTAAGAATCTTAAGTCATTACCAACTACTTCATAACGACGGTTATCAATATAAGTATCACCAATTACACAGAAGAATTTGCCAGTCTTCTTATCGAAGTCATGTAATGCTTTAGGTAATTTAAATACTAGTTGACCATCTTGCTCTGCAAATACTTCTTCAATAGCAGTCTTAACAGATACATTTCTACCAGTAATGAAGTTGAATACCAATTCTTGACCCATATCTAAACCATTAACTGTAAGTAACTCTACAGTATTTGCTTTAGCGTCAATATAATACTCAGCATCATTCAAGAATACACCGTTTCGAATTAAGAAGAAGCTGTTTTGATCTTCAAAATATTTAGCATATGGTAATGGAATAATAAACTTAAGTTGGTTATTCATTGTAGCTCTAACAGATACTGCAGAAGTACCAACTTTATTCTTTTGATCTGGATAAATAAATACAAAGATCAATGCAGTACCAGCATCAATACCTGTATCTTGGTCAAAGAACTTAATTTGTTTAGTACCTTCCATGATTTCATATCGTTTAGGGTTTACATAGATACCACGATATGTAACAAAGAAGAATCCTTCAAAGTTATCTGGGTAAGGAATATCAAATGTCAATTGATTATCTTTAGTAGCGATAACGAATTGAGGATCGATATTCAATACATCGTCTTCTTTAATACCACCATATGGATTAGCTTCGATCATTTCACTATATAAGAATACGAAAGTGATCTCACGTCCATATGCAACGTAGTCTTTAGGATCTTTGAATACAATAGTACGTCCAATTACATTATATCTAGATTGGTCAACCAATACAGAGCCACGTAGTAATAGGAAGCTATCCTTATTTAATAAAGAAGATTTAGATGGGAATGGAATAGCAAACACTGGTTGTTGATTTACAGTAGCTCTTACTGTAACAACATCAACACGGTTTGTTTTACCAATATCTGTATAGTTAAAGTCATAAGGTAAATAGAAGATATCTACTCTATCACCTTTTTGAGCAATACGACGTAGATGAACACATACTTCAGTAGCTGTATTTTCTACTTCAGGAACAATAACTCTATACATATCCTTACTTAATAGACGACCATTGTGGAATACGGCAAATCTATCTTTATTTAAGCAAGGGATAAAGTCTCTACCAAAGAAGTAACGTACTGTAGGTTTAGTAATATTAAAGTGCTGATATTTAAACTGATTCTTAGCAGCCATATAGATAGTCTTACCATAATAAGCTGGGTTAGTGAATGTAACAGTTTTATTATCTTTATCTAAAGTATACTTAACGTCATAGATAGTACGTTTATTGAATGGAAGTTCTTTATAGATTTGATCTTCAGTATAGTTAGCAAATACCATTAGATCTTCATACTTGATGGTAGTGTTTTCGATAGTATTATTATCTTCAGTACACTCTACTTTCAAGTAGTTATTATTTACTCCAGTGAAATAAGTGAACTCAAATTCATCATAATCAATAATGTCATTGATTTCTGTATCAGTAATAGGAATTTGGAAATCATTATTAACGTATCTAATACGATCATATAGATCCCATAGTTCACCATTCTTATAGATGATTACAAATGTCTCTGGAGATTTATGATATCCTCTAGGAAGAGATAATACATTATTAGCGATTTGAGCTTTTAACTCTTTACCACTAATAGATCTAGAATGAATTTTCAAACGCTTCTCATAGAGTTTATCAAACATAGAAGAATTATAACGACTGATATATCTAATACCAGAAGATACATTGTCTTCATAGTCTGTATTATATTTATATTGGAAGTCAAAATCACGACCTAATGCATTGACATCTAGTGCAAGCATTTCATTTTCAGGTTCAGTGATAAGACTCTTTAACAAATCCTTATTTTCAGGAATAGTGATATTGCTTCTATTATGATTAGTGATATCACGATAGAAATACTTAACCTGTAAGTCATAAGTTAATGGATCACCATTATTCATAGTGATGATATTAAGATTCTTAATATCAGGATCTATTGTTTTATCGAATAGACCATTAGCCCAGCATAAGAAGTTATTCTTAGTGAGCTTATATTTAGCATCAAAGTCTAAATCACGGTTATCAACTCTACCACCAGCTAATACTTTAAAGAAGCCAGTCTCTAATTTAAGAGTAGTTGTATCTAAACTATATACGATAGAACCAAATGGAGACAATTGACCATCTTCATCAAATCTGAATAACTCAGTATTTGGTTTAGGGATCTTTCTTGTCTCAGAATAGCTCATATAAGTGAATGGTAAGTTTACCATTTCAACTTTATTTATATGCAATGGATTAAGATCCTTAACGGTATTCTTATCACAAACGATATAAGTATATTTAGCATTACGTACTACTCGATAAGTAGACCATTTTACATGGCGACCATTTACGAATAGCATGAATGGATATACTAGACCTTCATTGACCGCATCAGTCATACGCTTATCAAAATCAATAGTCTTCTTAGTCAAGTGATTAAGTCTATATCTAATACCAGTGATACGAAGTACATAACCTTCTTTCTCATAGGTTACATAATGTCGAACGCCTTTAGATACATAGTAGTTCATTTTATCCCAACTAATATCAACTACCTCTGGGACGATACCTTTCTGCATCCCAGAGATATTTGTAGTAGAATAATTCTTAAGTTGATCAACGTAGTTATAAACTTCGTTATCGTGTAATTTCATAGTATTGACCTCCGACATCTAGAACTGTTTTAACATATTCAGGAAGTCCACGGTTAGTCACCTTTTCAATAGTAGATTGATTATTCAAATAGCATCCAATATAAGCATTAGTCATCATAGCAGAGAATGCTGGGAAGTACTCTAATGCAAATAAAGCAGATGGAGAGTACATTTTAACCCATGTAGCAATTACTACTTCAGTAGTTAATTTATGGAGTTTCAAAGAGTCTCTAAGCATAGCTACAAATGCATCTAAGTTCTTGAAGGAATCACGTTCCACATAGGATTCGATTAATTCAACTTCACGATCGGAGATACGAGCAATTTGTTTAGAGAATGCTGTATTATTAGCATAACCATATTTAGGGTTATTGCTACCAATGATATTCTTAATGAAGTATTGGGAAGCAAGATACATAACACGGTTATGGATATTACTTACTGTATTCGTTTTGAATAAGTAGTTAATAATATTATTGAATAAGGAAGCGAATGCATATGCACCAGCTTTAACTAAATCGAATCGAGATACGATATTAGTATAGCCACCAAAGTACATCATGTTTACAGATGCTTCTAATAGATGGGCAACTAGTTGTTTAACATTGTTGCATTTATATTTACCGCCTTCAAAGTCAATGATTTGAGTGCAGTCTACATAGATCAAGTATTTACCAGTGCCACCTTTAATATCTTTAGCAGTTAATACTCGAGTGCTACGGTTTAATGGATGAGTACTTGTATAAAGTACAATTTGCTTAGACTCCATTGCAGAGATTAAGAAAGAACCAACTTGAGTTTTCTTAACATCATAAGCAATATCAGCGAAAGCTTCAGAATGGACGTCAATTACTTTACCACCTTTGATAAAGTTTAAGACAGATTTTTCATATTCATCTTTATATTGGGAAAAGATAAAAGTCTCATTTATGAGTTTGAAATTCAACTGAGCCATTATAATCCTCCTTCGGAAAGTATCTAAAATATTACTACAATGTTTAATTTGCAGGTGTATACACCCCTAGGAGACTTAACCTCCTAGGGGTGCAACTAAGTATGTTTATAACAATGGAGACACACATCTAAAATGAATACAAGAAAACACTGGCTGTCACTTTCTCATTATGATATATGTGTAATATAGTCGGCGAAACTATATTACTATTAAGTTCTCTAAGTAATTCTTTAATAATGTCCAGACATATAGATACAAAGGAGGAGAATTATGTTTGAATCTAACCTAGATGAGGTGCGTATAGGTACTTATGAACACAGAGAGAATAAAGTTCCAAGTGTAACACAAGTACTTAGCCATATAAATGAAGATTATATAGCTCAATGGGCAAACTCATTGGGATTTAAAGGTATTGGATACCGTAGAGAATTAAATAGATATGCCGTTGAAGGAACTAAAGTTCATAATGAGATTGAGCATTTCTTAACTGACGGATTATGTATGACAGATCCAGTGGATAAGACTATGGGATTTATGTCATTCATTCAATGGTTTAATGATTGTGGCTATGAGAAGAATACTCTTATAGAACCAATCATGTTAGAAAAATCACTTATAGGTAAATACTTTTGTGGGACTATAGATGCAGTTATGAGAATAGGTAATGAAGTTCATATTGTAGACTATAAGACCTCAAGTAATATTGGATATAAATACTTTATGCAATTATCAGCATATAGATATCTACTATCTAAGATAGGTATTCATATAGATAAGCTTACTGTATTACAGCTTAATAAATATGAATCTAAGTATAAGCAGTATACTATAGATATCAAACAGAATGAAGAGTTAGTTGATAGTCTATTTAATGGGTTCATCAATACGTTAAACTCATTCAATAGTATTAGAGTATTAAGAGAGATTAAAACCTCTGAGTTTGGAGTGAAATAGTATGACATCTGAATTATTTGGAAATATAGCATTAGCATCAGCAATAACTGCTGGTATAATTGGAGCAACTGGCTGTGCAATCAAAATACTAAATCTTGAATCTAAGATTGGTGATATAATATTATGGATAGCAGCATTCTTTGCTGGTGTAGCCGCATTATCATCTATTGTCTATATCTGGTTAATTGCAGTATTCAAATATTAGAGGTATCAGTATGCTTTATCTAATAATGTTTAAAATAGCAGCGGCTTCGCTTATAACTACATTGATATTTGTAATAGTTACTCGTGGGTTAGATATACAAGATGGTATCGGTGTAACTATTGGTGGACTTGCTTTAATTATAACTTTATTGACATCTTTCCTAGCGGCTTGGATGTGGGTATTTGATATATAGTTATAGTATTGGAGATTAGATATGACAGAAGTCTATTATGCTGAATTATTTGTAAAAATAATAGTAGCATCTTTCTGTAGTATGGGATTATTAGCTGCGGTTGCTGCATTTCTTATGATGCTAGATACAGATCTTAATATTGTTAGAGTATTTATCATACTGATGTCTATATTTGGTATCATAATGATAGGTGCTATTTTATGTAGAATATGGTTGGGGGTATTTTTCTAATGTTTTCTTATAAAGTAATGATAGTTTCCTTTGCATTATTTGTAATAGATGCAGCAGTCCTATATAGCTTCTATGGCGAAGAAGTATTATCTAATAGAGAAGAAAGAGTATTAATCTTAGTAGAAAAGCTATCTGCTATTCTATTTGGTATTCTCTTAATATCTATGGCTGCAACAGTTTGTCAATTATTTGGTTGGGTGTAAGATATGCATAGTCCAATATTAGAAGTATTTGATATACCACAATTACAGAAGTTTATATTAGAGTATAAGGAACTAAAACATGTACAAGATTCATGTAATTTCCTTAAAGCTTTATGGTATGACTATAAGATTGGTAAACTAAGAGATAAGATGCGTAAATATATAGCCACTGCTAATATTTATGAACTAATCTGTGGTGTTGTAGCCATACAGTTAGCTAATCCAATAAAATATAAAACTGAAACTAGCTTACCTAGATATACAGTTATGCGTGAGACTGGAAGTGAATATGTTATATTTAAAACAGATGATATAACTGAACAGCTAGAAGTTAGTGCTGGTCCGGCTCATCATATTCTTCTTAATAAAGAAATCGATGCTAAGGTAAGATACAATGTTGTATTAGCTCCAATGCTTCATAATACAAGCGAGTTCAATATCAATAGATATAACTACGAGAATCTAAGAGAGCATTTTGGTCATCCATCTACTGATCCTAAAACGAATACTGACAGACTCCTTAGAGGATGTATTACTCATTTCATGGATTGGGTAATAGATAAATAAAATAGTTATATATTATATACGTGATAGGATATCTAGTCCTATCACGTATTAATTTTATTTAAAGGAGACTGATAAAAATGAAAGAACTAAAGAAACTTACAGAAAGAGAGTTAACTAGAATTAGGGCTATACAACAAGTATCACATCAACTAGCTCATATGGTTAATATCATTCTAAGAAAATATCCTAATAACGAACGTTATAAGGGAAGAACTCAATTACGTCTCATATTAGACAACATCGATAAAAGATTAAGTATATATGAATGTAAATTAAACCATAATGGTGGGGCTATTGTAGGATTTTATAATAACTTACCACAATATATGGATAAAAGCATTGGTCATATCAAAATCGACTACGTTAATGATCATAAAAGCACATTATCATTCCGTAATATGGAAGACTACAACTTAAGATATTCAATTAGAATACTAAATAAAGTGCGTAATCGTCTAGTTAATATTTATGAATTCAATAAAAAAGAACTTCCTAGGATTGATGAATATGATCAATATGAATTGATGTATAAAGATGATAATATCCATTATATGGATTCTGGATATACAAAGGATGAATATAGAAAGTATAAATATATTCATGATCATTTAAAAGGCAGTCCAAAATTACAACTATTTAACCAAAACTTCAAATTTGAAGAAGGAGTTATGAAGTATAATAGTGGTGGACAAGATGTATTCTATGTAGACACTAAAGAAAAATTAATAGTTGGTCTTTATGATCCTTATACACCATGTAATAAGTATACCCATAAACCAAAAGAGTTAAATAGGATTATTAGATATATTAATAATTTAATTGATGGAGGTATTGCATAATGAAAGAACTAAAAGTATTAAAAAGTAGAGATCTTATTAAACTTAGAGCTACAAGACAGGTTGCTAATCAAATTGCTTGTACGATTAATAAAGTTATACGAGATACACCTAACCATCTTAGATATAAGCTTGTTAATGAATTAGAACGTTTATTTAAAATAGATAAGATCACTCATTTAAAAGAGGTTAAATTAAATCATTGTGGCGGAGCCGATGTTGTACTTGGTACATTTGTACCCAGATTCATGGATAATAGCCATGGATATATTTCTTTTGCTAATAATGCAAAGAATATTAGTGAGTTTCATATTAGATGGAGATCTGAATCTATTGATTATATATTACCATATTTATTAAAGATTCGCAAGATTCTTATGAATAAATATAATTTCGTTAAGAAAGAGTTGCCAAAATGCGAATATAATCCATTTATCATTGAATACGATGATGATGACAGTATTACTTTTGCTTCTACTAAGTATTACGATAATGACTATGATAAATATAAATTAGCATATGATATTTTACACAAGTCCAAGATTAAATATTCTCCAAATATTAAAATTAGAAAAGATTTGATGAAATTTTATATTGATGATGAATGTGTATTCTATGTAGATACTACTAATAAATTAATATTGACAAGAAGAAGTTCAATTATTAATAGAAATGGGTATACTTATACTAAAAGAGAATTAACTAATTTTGTTAAAGATGTTAAAGCATTTGGAGGTATCGCATAATGGAAGAATTAAAAAGATCAGTAGAAGGAGCTCCTTTATTTGTCTTAAGAGCTAATATCATTAGAAATATTATAAAAGATGTATGTGCGTTAGGTAAAACTATTGAATTGGAGTTAAGAAATACTCCTTCAGGGTATAGAAAGGCTAAAAAAGATTCATATAAGACTAAAAATATGGAAGTAACTTTATGTGAACTTAAATTTCATAATGGTATTAGAATGCATATACAATTTGGTCATGGTCATGATATTTATAATAAGCTATTTCTAATTATTGATAGAAATGATGATTGTAGTGTAGATATAACATCATCTGAACTCACCAATCTAATAATTACTCATAATGATATTTTGGAACTATTATTAGATCTTACTAATGATAGAGGTTATAAATACATAAAACCTTTATATACAGAAGAGCATGCTATTATGATTTATGATAAGGCAATATTCAATTCTATCGAATGCAATACCTTCTCAGATAAAAATTATTATAAAATAAATTGTGATAGAACTAAATATGTATCTAAAGATGAAGAAATGGGTGCATTTATATGTCGTGATTTAAAAGCAGCTTATGTTAAAAATGGTAAGGTTTTCATAGGAGGAGAGATTTAAAATGAGTGTTAAAACTAAGTATTTGCCAGAAAGTGATTTAACAAGATTGCAATCTATTAGTGCTATTTGTCAAGATATAGGGTATATCTTTAATAAAGTACTAAGATCTTATGATTCTAATAATAGATATAAAGTTAAGAATACTTTATATGAACTATTCTTAGACTATAAATGTAATATTCGTTTAGGCAAGACTAGACTGGGCATTAAAGACTCTGTACAAGTTCATCTTAATATTAAGAGAACTATTTTAACCAATACAGAAGAGTATCCTCATGAGGCTCCATATGTATCTATTAGATATCAAAATAGAATTAAATGTGCAGATGTATGTTTAAGTGATATTAGATGTCTTAATCTTCTTACATTGATTCGTGAGCTAACTACTGTACGAGATAGAATGGTAGAAAAGTTTGAAATCAATAAATCTGAGTTAGGTAAATATAAACAATTACCTGCAATGATTGTTAAAGATGACCGTGATCGTATTACAAGATATAGACATGGTTCTGATGTACAAGATACTTATGATAAATATATCTTTATTTATGATAAGCTATATACTAATCCAGCTATAGCTAGAGAGTTAGAATACTTCAAAATTAATAAACTTGAAAAGACTCTTGAGTTAGGATCTATTACAGATAGAGGTTATTTATCCCCATCTGATAAGGTATTAGTTACTAATATCGAAAGTGATTATAATCGATATAAGACTCTATTACCAACAATAAAAGAGATTAATAATACTATTAAGCTTATCAGATATCACGATCATAATTAAGAATAATAGCCAAGGATTACTATGATCCTTGGCTTTATTTTTTTATTAATTTAAAGACATTCATATAACAAAGGAGGAGATGTGATGAATCTTTTAAGCAAAGTAATTGAGCAATTTAAGTCTAAAGACTGGGCTAATGTTAAATATGACTATACTAAACTAGATATTGATAAGGCTAAGTTAGAATACTTGGAATCACCTAATAGAACTATTTTAGAATATACTAACTTTTTACGTCCTCAAAGTGACATATTCCCAGTTAAGACTGATGATAATCTAATCTGGTTATGTAGCTATATATATTTATTTGATAAGGCTTCTTTACTTACTGAGTTATATGACTTAGTAGAAGAGAATAAAGATCTTATCTTAAAGAAAGAAGTATTCATTGATAATGATAAGCATTTATGGTGGACTATAAATGAGTCTTCATTCTTAAATGCTAGATATCAAGAGCATAATGCCCATGTACCAGGAGCAGAATTCTGGTATGGCAAAGAAGCTAAAGAAAAGCTATCTTTATATATAAACCATGAAGACTCTGATGCATTAGTTATGGCTATTGCTCACTTTATATATACTAACGTAAAAGAAGGTAAACTATAATG